AGTCTTTTCCATTTTCAAATCCTCCGTAGATTTTATTTCCGAATTAAGTTTTATGGGGCAGGATGGTCGGAATCCATCTTTTCGGGCATGACCCTATCCCCATATTTTTTTATGCCGCATATGTTGTCATATCATTTGGATTGGTTTGATATACTATCGTAAATCTGATAAGCACACCGCACCAGGGTTTTTCTCCTTGTCCTATTTGATAATCATAACCTTTAAAAATCAAATCCGATACCGTTTCATTCAAATCATAATTTGGGTCATCAGATACTTTTGGAGCTGTTGCCTTCCGGTTCAATCCCGTTACAATATCTGTTGCCAATTTATCCACAACATCGATAAAAGGATCGTCTCTTGTTAAACTATGAGCTTCAATAAATAATTCAAGATTTCTGTTATCGTCATTGTAAACAGAGCGTTCATTGGAAAGAGAAGTACACCAATAATTAATTGCTGGTAAATCATAACCTTTAAAAGGCTCAAGTTTGGCTCTTGCAATCTTCTTTATCGTATAATTGTACTCGTTTGCGGTGGTTATATTAGCGAGCCTTACGGCTATTTCATTTAAAATTGTAGTCGTTGCTGGAGTTGTCATTTAATCTTCTCCAATAAGATCTCTTAATCCGGATAATATTGTCGGTATTTGATCGTTCGCTGCATCAACCATACCTAATCTGGCCGGAATTGTAACTTCTTTTTTCAATACCATCATCATTTTATCGCCCATAAATACTCCCCAATTACCTGCTTTGGACTTATGGATATGGGCTCCTTCATTGAATAACATTTTCGCCGATTTTCTCATGACCCCGGCAGGAGTTAAATTTGAAAAAACCGGAATATTTAGATATGGTCCGCCAGGCATATTTTTATATGCATTTTTAGCTCTAATAGGTCCGCCGAGCATTGCCTCACTGCCAAGTTCTTGCATAGCGGCATATTTTACTTCTATGCCAGCAACATTCGCAGCACTGTAAAACGATGCCTGCAAGGTTTTAAGAGTGGTCCCTGTTACACTTGTCCTTAATGACCGCATTAAATTCCCAGTCCTGGATTTAATAACCATTGAAGCAAATCTAAGTTTGACTTTTGCGTCCGCTGCCAAAACCGCTTTTTGAAATATTAATTTAGCATCATCAAAAGAATCCTCGGGTAATTTCTTGAGATAATCATTTACCTCATCAAGATTCTTGACCTGCATATTTATACTATCCTCAACGGATGTTTGAACCGATTCAACATTCTCATAACTTCTTTTAACAGACCAAGTTCCGGCCTTTGAACCGATCCCCCTTCAGTTGATACAGAACTTGATCCAATTTGGTCTTTTCCTTGGAATTCGTACGCCACTTGCATTAATGCCGCCCTCGCCATCGCATCCGGAACAACTGAAATCCCTCCGGTATATACTACGATCATTTTTGCATTGGATAATGAGCCTGCCAATTGTATCCCATATTCCGTAATTTCATATTCCTCATTTTCATCATACGTTTCGGACTCTCCAATTATTGTGACTGTAACAGATGAAATAGACGTTACGGGGATCGCCGGAAGAGAAACCATGGATCGTTCTTGTCTTCCAAAATATATTGTTTCTGTCCGCTCTTTTGATTCAAGCGACCGGTCCAGATATTCCTCAATTGCAAAAGTCACAGACGACCGAAGAAGATCCAATGCAGGATAATCCGTAATCAAAACATCTTCCAGATCAAGCAATGATTTTAAACTGGCGTACGGAACAAGCTCAATTGTCATGATTTATTCCTTCCGCCGTCTTGTGGATCGGACAGGTTTGCTTTTCACTTTAGGTTTTTCTTTTTTAATCACAACCTTTTCCGGGGTCTCAATCTTTACTTGTTCAGGAGTCTGTATTTCTAATTCCTTCTCCGGAACTTTGATTTCAATAACCTTGGGCTTTACTTCCACAGCCACTTCCATTTGCTCGACAAAAACTTTTGCAAGGTCATTTGCAGGACCACCAGACATATTATATTCTTTACCAGCGACATAAGACCTTACCGTAAACCCATCTGGGCTACCTTTTGTCGTCTTCAACATTTTAATCTTCATAATGAGTTCCTTTTTTGTTTGACTACCTTACACCGTTATATCAAAGAAATAATTTTTTATTTATACCCTTATATATCTTTAGGTCCAAACCCCTTGATATCGCCCTGTAAGACACGAGACCTTATGAAAAAATGACTATGAGAAACAGGTTTTGGCTATTCCCCATAGCCATTCGTCCGATTCAGCCTTTACTACTCTTATTCAGCCGCAATGCTCCGCAACGGACCAAGAATACTGGTAACGCTAAACACGCATATCCCACCAGTGGTAATACTCAAGCGGCTATAACGCCCTCTGGGATTAGGCACATGAAGCGTATCATTGGAAGCAGTAGTAAGGGTGGAAGACAAATCATTACCCGCACCGGTTGCTTCAATCGTCCATGTCGAATCATCATCACTGTATTGCAAGGTCGCAACAAAGGAAGTCGCAAACGTGCCGCAGGAGATGAAATAACTCACAGACGGGGCCAGTGAATGGTCAATACTTTCTGTGTGGATAGTCGCTGCGGATCTGGACAGGGCAGGATACCCATCGTCATCAAGTGTAAAATTTACTCCAGGATCACCTTTCATAATTATTCTCCTTCTTTCTTACATTAAAGTTTAAAAAAACCTTGCCCGGAATGACTGGGAGGATACTGATTACTGGTTAGCAAGCACCCCAAGCAAGGAAGGAACACCAAATTAAGCCGGCACTTTAGCAAAAACCGGAATATATCCTGCCGTCCCATTGATATCAATCACAAGTACATTGGAACAAGTTGTACCGGTGACACAAGCCGTATTTGCCGTCACGCACCCAGAAGCCGCATCAAAATCCAAAAGATTCGTTATATTAGCCGCACTTTTTATTTCAATTGCGGCGTTCAATGTGGCGTCAGCAGAAATATTGACAACTTGCGCATTAACATGTGGTTTATAATAATCTGTCATTTAGCACCTCCTCCTTATATCGACGTTGCAATTTTAATGGGACAAAAGGCTTCCGGCAACGTTACCATACCACCAACCCGTTTTACAATTTTAAATCCGGTCTGATCGTATTCAGCATATCGTTCAACAAGTCTCTGGACAGTCAAACCTTTTCGATCCCGAATCTTGTAACCAGCTTTGAAATCACCAAAAACAATTGGATATGTATTAGTAGTGATTTCAGGCATGCCTTCAGGATTCACAATGGGTTTGCCAAGCAATAAAGCAGGAGCGCCCATCTGAACCGGCGGCTGCCACAAATACTTGCCTTCGCCATCTTTCAATTTCCTGATGGCCGCTTCTGTCGTAGAATTGAAAGCCCATCTTCCATTCTTCCGATAAGTCTTTTTTGGAGTATACAAACAGTCAAGAAGAGCATCAACCCCGTTATGAGTCGCGTCAGAAAGAGCAGTAGCAATGCCTCCGGCAACGGCTAAATCCTGAACTCTGGAATCTCCAGCAACCCCTTTAGGACTATCATCACCAGCACCAACAGCAAAAGCATCATCCTCAGCTTCGGCAACCGCACGGGCAAAAGCATCGCTCAATTCTGCGTTAATATCTGCCTCAGCATCTTCCAAGGTGTTGTTGCTCAAAAGAGCAATTGCACGCAAATCATAAATCGAAATTCGTTGCGCCCCTGCGGTTAAGATCTGGGTACTGATTTCAAGATTTTGTCTTCCCCATGCCACAGTGGGTTTGGAAAGAGATCCCAATTGCACGACATCCCTACCAGTTCGACCCACCTGACAAATCGGACGAAGCTCAGCCATATCATAAGCATTCATAATGATTCCGGATTCCCAATCAACAGGAACCAGAAAACCACCCGTGCCATCTGAAGCACTAGACAAGGCTCGTTTCTCTTCCGGGGTCCATACCGTCTTTTCTCCGTCAAAACCAAACCGCACCCATTTATCAAATGCGGCGGCTCTGAACTGGACAGCCTCATCCTCCTCCTTAGTCTTACCAGGATTTTCAGGATCAAACTTAGGACGATTCATTCTGGTTTCGATTTCTTTCATGGACGTCCGGATTTCGGTGATGTCTTCATTGACCTTTTCAACAATTGCTTTGGTCTCTGCCGTTGCTTCGCCGTTTCGGGTTTCTGCTTCTGCAATCGCCTGGTCATTCCGGGTTTTGAACTCTTCGAATGTGCGATTGAGATTATCATTAAATTCTTTCATTTCATCAGGCATTGTAATACTCCTTTCATTTCCACATTTATTTATTTAAAGTTTTTCTGATGTTAGCCAGTTGATCAACCGGACTGATTACACTTGGGGTCTCTTTTTTTTCTTCCAACCCAAGCAATGCATTAAAACGCATTTTTTCAGCCTCATTAAAACCACCGACCCTCAATTCATCACAAAGTGTTTCGACGGCTTTGCTTCTCATCTTTTGGTGAGCTGACCTGATCTCTTCAGGTAATTCGACCAATTTGTTTCTGCTCTCTTTGGGAAGGATATCCCCGGAAGAAAGTGTTTTTAATTCTGCTGCGGTGAATGATGTCTCCTGAGATATAACTTCAACCGATCTTGTTTCGGCATTGATAAACGCCCTGGAGAGGTCGTTCTTTGCCATCGCCATTTTTCTGGTTTCCCAGAAACGGGAAATATAATCTTTGGCCCAGGTCAAATAAGCCGCATGAAATTGGGACAAGGCAACATCTATTTTGGATACCACTTCATCCTCATTACTTTCCCACCATATATCTGACAAGGTAATATATAGGGCTTCCATGGTTGTCCATCCGCCTTGATACGCTTTTTCATTCTCAAGGCTTTCATTGAAATCCTGATCTCTCTTTTCTTTATCAGTCTTTACCTGATCCAATATTTTTTGAGCAGCTTCCCGGACATCTGTTATAACGGCTGTGGCGTTTGCTTCAAAGGTAACAGGGGAGACTTCATACAATTTGACTTCAGCATATTCCTTGGTGGAAGATCCTTTGACTTTTCTGTCCTGCAAAGGTGTAAAGCCAAATGACAAAGTATCAATCACCCCAGCCTTAAGATTTTTAAATACATCATCTGCCTTGGAAACACCTTCAGTCAATTTACCCCGCACAAACAAACCCTTGTCATCTTCCCGTATTTCAACAATCTTACCAATAGGCTCATCTGTATTGTGATTCCAAAGCACCTTAATCCGAGTGCCCCGTTCATCAATAGTCTTTTTAAATGCTCCCCGTTTGAATGTCGTGTCATAACTGTCAACGCTATCCCAAGTTACGGCATACCCCTCAAAGACATACTCATCGCCTTCGGCCCTGATCTCCGGGGTGAAATTTCTAAACTGAACTGATTTACCTGCCATGGTCGTATCTCCTTTTAAATTTTATTGGATCTCAAAAATAATTATTGATTTATTTCAAAAATTGTGCTACATCTACAATTAGAAACTATTAAATTTTCAGCAATTAAC